GCTACCTAATCTTTGCATACCAGCTTCTTGCATATCTTGCTGTTGTAACTGGTCAGCAGTTGGCGCAGCTATAGTTCCAGGATTAACATCTTGACTAGGGATTGGCTGGCTAGGAGCGCCACCAAATATCTGAGCGGGTAAGCCTAACATACGGCGCTGAAAGTCTGTAAGTTCCATTAGGCTACACCCCGAGAATTGCCGAGTAGGCCGTAGTTGATTGTCGCTGGATTAGCCCACTGTGTAGGCTGTTGCGGCGTTTTTAAATACGCCTGCATTGAATTAGGAAACGTCCATTCTTGCGCCATCATAGGTTGAGGCCCAGGAGCGGCAGCTAAAAGAGATGGCTGCTGACCGCCTTGCATTTGCTGAGGCATTTGGAATGCTTGTGATGGGCTAACAAAAGCTGGCTGTGCGTGATGCATTGGTGCAGAGCCGGTTAATGGATTGCCGCCAAGCTTTGCCCCTGGGAGTTGCATAGGAGCTCCAACTGCTCCTGGGAAACCCTCATTTGTGTTTGGTGTGCCGTCTGCGTTAAGGCCGCGACGCATATTGTCCATAATATTTCCGTTGGCCTTTTGTGCCGGATCTTCAAATAGCCCTGACTTATAAGCCGCCGCCATGCCGCCGCCAGCTATTAGGAGAGGTAATATATCTTTAGCAAATCTCATTTTACTGTCCCCCTAATAGGCCTTGCATAGACGCCATATGCTGACGCTGATGAAAGTCATTCATTACATTTGAGAAATCATTATTTTGTTGCTGAGCTAGTTGGACTTGTTGTTTAGGCTTGCCGAGTAATCCAACCGCCTGCTGCATCGCATCTGTTTTTAATAAATCATCTATTGTTTTTGGCTGAGCAGATGTTGTCTCTGGCTGAAGCTGAGCAGTTTGCTGATAACTTACAGGTGAGCCATAAATTGACTGAGCGGCGTTAAGGCGATTTCCCCAGCCATCAACATTGGAAGCTATGCCCGTCTCTGCGCCTTTTGGTCTTTCGTAACCTAATGCAAAAGCGCCAGCTGCATCGCCTGGGGAACGCGCAGACATCAGTTTTTGATAGGTGTCGCCGTATTTGTTTCTCAATTCGTAATCAAGATAACCAAGCTGCGTATTGAGGTCATTGACCGAGCTTTTGTTTTGCTTTGCATAATCTTGTAGCCCAGACCAACGGTCGCCACGCCATTGCGCAATACCGTGAGCCGTTCCACTGTCGCCAGGGTTTACTGTTGGATTAACGCCACTTTCTTGCACAAGGTTTCCAACAATTCCAGCAGCGGCTACTGGCGTGTAGCCCTGTGCAATTAAGTATTGATATGCTTGTTGCTGATTATCCATTATGAAAGAAGCCCCAATAAGCCACCACCAATTGCGCCAATGCCTGTGCCAATGCCAGGAACAACAGAACCTAATTTAGCGCCAGCTAATGCGCCGCCTAATCCACCCATAAGAGGATTGGATGTTGCTTGCTGCTGTGGTGCCCAGCCAACGCTGTTTGTGCTCGAGCTACCAGTTGAGCTTGTGCTGTGCGGCGCAGCTGAAACAGTCTGGTTATACATCTGCTGAGCTTGCAGCGGATACTGGGTCTGATACTGGAAATAATTATACAACTTATCAGCTGCGTTCTGACCCGTTTGCTGCTCAAGGCCGCCGTAAGTGAGAAGGTTATTAATGTCAGCCGTATTAGCGGCTCTGTTAGCTGTGCCGAGGTTAGATAGAGCCTGACCGCCAGACAATGCATTTGCGTTATTTTGCTGAGCAGCCAGGTTCTGTGCCTGGACATCTGTGCCAAGCATATTTGTAGCCTGGTTGTATCCAGAAGATAACAGATTAGCGATAAGGTCGTTTGTGTTACGGTTATTCTGCGCAGTCGCAACACCTTCTTGAACACCGTGACGCGACCCGCCAAACGCTTTAGCAGCCAACGCCTGGTCAGCAGTTTGAGTTAGTGCTCTATCAAGATTTCGTTGGCTTATATCAGAAACACTGTTTACAACATTATCAATATACGGGTTCATATACTGGCTAATGCCTGACAAGCCGTTAGCTAATGTATTAGGCTGAAGTCGTGTCATCGAGTTGTTTATCGCGTCTTGAGCGTTATCGTAATAAGGCTGATAAGCGCCGACACTGTTTCTAATTAAATTACCAGCAGCTGTCTGGTCAGATGCCATACCTACAGCTAAAGGCCCACCATATTGAGGCGTTCCTTGCTTGACGATGTTCTGAGCGTTTTGCACGCCAAACTGCGAAGCATCCGTCAACCACTGTGGGATATTCGTTGAGCTTGATGTCGCACTATTACTCGCCTGGATAGTTGGCATAGGATAGTAATTCCCGCCACCGCCGCCGCCTTTGCTCACTGGCTTTCTCCTAACTTACATTCAAACGTCACGCACTTAGGTTTAAACTCAGATGGAAAGCGTCTGAGAAAACCTTTTCGTGACACAGAGGTTAATGATGAACAGCCGTTATCAATTCCAAAGGATTTAACCTTCGGCAGATAAACTTCAAATAATCTGTTTAGATTTCCAGCTGCTATAAATAGGTGTAACACCCGTTTGCGCGGGTATTCGATGATTTCTGTAACTAAGCAGCATTCGTCATCGCCCCAATATTGGAAGCGACCTGACTTTATGCCGTCTGCTATATCTTCCCTCGTATGTGTATTGCCGCCGAGTTTTAAGGCCTTATCAAAAAGAGCCGGTAAACTAGATTGGTGGCTGGACATCGCCGCGCGTTGCTACGGTTGTGGTAATCACGCCAGAGTTATTAACCGTCACCTCATACACAGTGCCGTTTGGAGCCTGTAATAATATCTGCTGCTGAACAATGTTGGGGCCAGCAAGTAGGCTTAATCTTCTAGACAGTAGCGACATAAAGGATGAGAAATAACTTGGGTCATATTGTCGGGGGACTGTGCCAAATGACGGTTGCGGTAATGGAACACTCATCTGCGCCCACCATTCTTTTGAACATCAAAACGGATTTGTCCTAAACTCCAATAAGCGTCATTTGTTGCTTCTACTCTTAAGCGAATATCTCTGCCGGAAACTCTGGTATCCGTATAGCCATCAGACCTTGGCGAGTAAGGGCCGAATGTTACCTCATTCTGATTAGGAGCGTATCGAGAATAAAATCTAATCTGATAGTTTGTAACATCACTGTCTGGGTCGCTTGCTACCAGAGCTTGATTTAGCTCAATGTAGTTATCGCCTTGCCCAAAATCTAAGACTGACGTTTCAGCCCAGACGTTACCAACTCTAGATGTGCCATCATCCGTCCAGCCGTCTTCCATCTGGTAGATGTTGTTATCTGTTTTAGCAGCCACTGGGTAATTAGCAGTAATAGCTCCAATTGCTGCTGTTACATTTCTCTGGCCACGTATCCAGATATTATCTGAATAGTTCCATATCACGTATTGGTTAGGCTCACCTGTAGTTGAATTGATGTCTGGATAGTCAAACCAAAACTCAGGAAACGCACCATTTTCGTGCATATGAGCGCGATAGTTTCCATAAAGCGGGTCATAGTTTTGTTTGATGTCACCAAACATTGGGCAATCAAGAAGGCGAATTGCGCCGCCTGAGTAGACCCAGAAACCTTCCTCGCCAAACCAGACTGTGTAAGAGCCGCCGGATGCTATTGCACAAGGGGCCGAGAATGTTGTGGAACCGAGTTTCTCAACGCCATAGAAATACGGCGCACCGACATAGCGCACCAAAAAACATTCGTGTTGTGTAAGAACCAGAACGCCTTCCTTAACGCGCACGCCGGTAATAATTGGCGACGATGCTTCAAGGTCGATATAACCAGCTTGACCTGTGCTTACATTAAATGTCCAGCCGTTATAGTTTTCAAAGTCTGACCAGGCTACTCGGCGAGGATTTCCACCCGCTCCCATAAGCATCACTGAACGCTCAGCTGTAACGGCCATAGCGTAGTTGCCTGTCGGGGCATTTGATGGAACGTCCATCTTAGGAACAATGCCTGTAGTTGGCGTTAGATGTAATAAACGCCCATCTGATGAGCAAAGACCTAATAAGTCTGAGCCGTAAGAGGCAAATGACCAGTGGTCTGGTTTGCGGAAAATTGGTGGGTTGGAACTGCGTTGCCTTCCATAGTTATCCTGACCGACAATCCAGTTAGCAGTATGAACACCAGAGCCAGCAGTAGTCGTATTGATTGCTGTGCCGTTCTTACCGCCAGAGGCAAGGCAGACTTTAAACGTGTCTGTGGTTAGCGGGATAACATAGTAAGACGTTCCAACAACTAAGCCAGAAGGCAACGAGCCAGTTGTTGTAAACCTAACAACGTCGTCCTCAGTAAGGCCGTGGTCTGTCCAAGTTATAACTGCCGGTGAAGCATTCGTAATTGTAACAATAGCAGATGAGGCAATCGTGGTTCCAGAAGGGTCAGATATCGGGCTAACGTCAGTTCCCCAATCAAGAGAACCATAACCGCCGCCAGCAACACCAGACATACCTTGGAAGCCAGCTGGCGTAACGTCAGTTAAGGAACCAAATAGGACACTAACGCCGCTTTCGTGGCCTACAGCCGTCCATTCTCTAGAAGCATTATCACGCCACTGAAAAAGCGTTCTAACGGGAGAAGGTAGCGGGTCGGAAGAAATACGTGTGCTTCCACCAATAGGCATTAGTGCGCCAGACAGCCAACGCACATTTGATGTATCCCACCAGACATTTGCCGTATCATACGGCGTAGCTTGACGGATAACGCCAGGCGGGAATTTAATAGGAACGAAAGTCAAATCCGGCTCCAATCATCCTATTATCACTCTCACATATCCAGCAGAACCAGCGCTGCCAGAACCGCCTTGCGGCCAGTTGCCGCCACCAGTTCCAGCAGAGCCGCCTTGGCCAATGCTAATTAAAATAGATGCGTTTTTAAGAGGGGCATTCGAAGTAGTGTCGGCGTTAATTACATACTCAACGTATTGACCAGGAGATCCAGCTTGTGCGCCACCTCCACTATCACCCGCTCCACCACCACCCCCTGCAGCAGTTACCCAAGTTCCAAATTGTGATGGGCCACCAGTGCCACCTGGGTTTCCTGCAGTATATGTTGATGGCCACGTATTGCCTGCGCCGCCACCACTACCGCCAGAGCCGCCCTGCAACCTTATTGTTATGGTATTATAAAATGGGATTGTGATGTATTGATTTGAATAATAGGTTGTATCACTCGGCGTTACAGTAATTGATTTTCTAGTTCCATAAAACTCAGAAAAGTCTATCGGCGGGAAATTGCCGGTAGAACTATTATCAAAATAACCTCTAGAATTATCGTCCTTATACCATTTGACACCGCGATATACCGCAAGATTTCTTCCGAGATTAAACTCGCTATTAATTGCATCTAAAGACAATGTGCCAGATGTTGGTAAGGTCATTATCTAACCTCTAGCTTTTTAACTCTAGCGGATAATATTTTAACAGCCTCAATAAGTGGGCCTACTAGATTGCCGTAAGAGACTGCTAAAGTCCCATCACTTTCGTGAACAGCTTGCGGGAATATAGCTTTTAGCTCTTGAGCAATAACGCCTATACCCTCTTCACCACTGTCTATTCTATCGTAATAAACGCCTCTTAGCTGCTCAACTAATGTAAGCGCATCATCAATCGTGCGAACATTAGTTTTTAGCTTAGCATCAGAATAAGCTGAGATATTTGCAGTTGCAGTAAAATTGCCAGATGTATCGGAATAAATCATAGCCGTTCCGGCTGCATTCGATACATAGAATGGATACGTTGTGCTTGCGCCTAACTGGCCTGTTATTGTGCCGCCACTATAAAAGCGTAGACCATTTAATGTGCCGCTTGTATTGATATTTAATGCACCAGCAGAAGCAAGATTAATCGTCGTGGCAGCATTAAGCGTCGTCGCTCCAGTAACGGCTAACGTGCTAGATAATGTTGAAGCACCAGTAACGGCCAATGTTCCAGAAAGAGATGTGTTGCCCGTAAACGTCTGAGTTCCTGTAACGGCCAGATTGCCGGACATAGAAACATTGCCGCCGGTAACATTTAGCTGGCCAGAGCCTACATTTAAGCCATTAGAAGCAAGCGTCGTTGCACCAGATACAGCAAGCGTTCCAGACAGCGTTGCATTGCCGGTAACAGCAAGTGTGCTTGATAAAGTGGTCGCACCAGTAACAGCTAATGTTGAGCCAAATGTTGCAGCGCCAGTATGTGCTGACGTTCCAGCTAATGTTGTATTACCAGTAACCAGCAAGGTATTATCAAATGTAACCGCGCCATTAACTCGGAAAGTCTGACCAAATACCATAGGGCCAGCAGCAGTCTGTGATGTCGTCAGAGCGCGTGACAACATATGCGTATCAACGGTTGATAAGTCTGTGTTGATATGCGTTCCCCAGGCATTCGTATCTGCACCAACCTCTGGTTGAATGAGGTTGTATGTCGGGGTGTATGTATTAGCCATTATATCACCGTCGTAAGGTAAGGTGCGGGGTCGTTTTTAGGCACCCAGATTGTTGGGTCATCTGGCTGGTCAGGCTCAAGCCATAAGATATATGCGTTTTGTGAATAGCTATCCGGCGTTTCTGTAGCCGCCATAGCCATTGTGCCAGACATATTAATTGCGAATGCCGCAACGTCCGGCGCTTCTGTTAAATCGAAATAGATATTCTGGTTATTAAGAGCAAATGCGACAGTATCTGGAGCTTCAACTGCAACAAGATATGCTTCAGAAATCGTCTCTAGATTGATAGCAACACTATCTGGAGCTTCCGTAGCCGCCAGAACCATTCCATTGCTGGCGATAGCGGTAAAGGATGCGGTGTCTTGTGCTTCTGTTGCGGCTAGATAAGCAAGAACGTCGCCAGTGGCTGCAAAAAACGCAGCAACGTCTTGCGCCTCTGTCGCGGCTAACGATAGTGTTGAGGATATCTCAACATTAACTGCTGCTGTATCTTGAGCTTCTGTAGCTGCTAGGGCTGCAAGTAGCGTTCCCGGTGCCGTAGCGGCAAGAGGCGCTTTTGCTAATGGGCTAAATCCTAGCATATAAGCGAAACCTTATTGAGCAGGAACTAATTCTGGCGAAATTACAGGCTCTACAGGTTGCTCTGGAGCTTGAGCTATCGGCTGACTATCAGGGCTAACAGGCCACTGCACTGACGTTACTGACGCGATAAACGCATCAATGTCAGTCGTCGCTTCCATATCGCTAATGGCTAATGCAGTCGTTGTTCGAACAGCCTCACGATAGCTTGTCCAATCAGCGGGAATGTCTGTGTTGATTTCCTGCTTGCGAATTATTAGCCAATCGCTAGGCAATAGCATTGTGTAAGCAGTCTGTTTGAATTGCGTGACCCAAGTTTTCTTTAGGCCGTCTAAGTCTTTCGGTATTGCAGTCCAAGAGCCGTCATCATTAGGCCCGCTGACCCAAAAAAATGCGTCGTTTGGTCTGGGCTGTTCGACTACCTCAGTAATGCCAATTGCTGCGCGTTCTTCTGGCGTTGCAAGGCGTAGCCAGTTGTTCGGATAACTCGTGCCATCGTGCTCAAAGGGCGTGTCAAGTTGAAGGATGCGTCCGTCTAGTAAAAACAATGTTGCCTCCTATCGGGCGCGTGAATATTTGAATGGGTTTTCGGCAAACGCAGCGTAAATATATGTGCCACCAGAGACATTGTTGTCTATGCCATTATCTCTATTTTTAAATCCGTTGCTTAACAGGTCAAACATATTGCTTACGGAATATACCGTTGCATCATTCGCAAAAATACGCTCTGACGGGACAGGATTATATGTAGGTCTTGATGTATCGACGATAATCCAACCATTATTAGTAGCGCTATCTGTGCGTTTAACCATCAGCCATCTTGGACGAAAGCCCGTATAAACAAACGGCCCATCAGTCGAACCGTTACCCGTATAGCTACCAAAAGCGCTGTAGCCAGCAACGGGGGCGAAACAGTAGGCGACATAAGTGGTCGTATTTTGATTTGTGCCTGTTCCACTGCCAACTGAAAATACCGATGATGTTGGTGTTGTAGATGCAAAGTCACTTGAAGATGATTTAGCACTTGTAGCATTTAAATTAACAATATAATTATTCCCAAGAGCTTGATGATATACTTCCCAATATTCAGCAATGCTGCGTGATTTTACAAATATCATATATGGAACAGCATTAAGTCCGTGCCCTATTGTAGCGCCGGATGTTCCATTACCAGTATAAGTCACAACACTAAAACCAGCCGATGTATTCGCGCTTACTGTGCTTGTGATAGAGCCGGATGTGTTGGATACGCCTGTGCCGCCACCAGCCCAAGCCCACGCAACGTAAGTAGCACCGTTAGTATTGATTGGGAGATTTACGTCTGTCGAAAATCCTGTAGTAGAAAAGTTTTGTATCCAACCGCCGCCAGTTGCCCCATCGGCGTTGGTTAAGTTAGTAAATCGCACAACGGAGGTGCCTGTTACGGTGTCCTCAATAGTATTATCTGAAACAGAAGAGCGACCCTTAACCCAAATAAGACTAGGCGCGGTTGCTAACGCCAAACCTGTTCTTGTTATTAGTGAGCCAGTCCCGGTGTATGTCAATGCGTCAAAATACGAACCGCCCTTGTTTATAGTCGGCGTTGGTAAATTCTGCGTGTTTAGCGCGGAATAGCCGGATGGGATTGATGATATCGAAAATGGCCTTTGACCTGCATTAAATGAGACGCTTACAGTTCCTCCAGAACCAGCCTGTGCATTGTTTGCAACACACAAAGGCGCAGAGCCTTGGCTTCCAAATGTTAGTGTCCCTTGAAGCGTCCCGTTTAGATAATATGTTGCAGAACCAGCATCATAATCGACAGCTATGCCAATAACGTCATTAGCTGTCCAAGCAGTCCATCCAGTTGTCCAAGCGCCACTAATATACTTTTGTCCACTCTTATCATAAGCGCAATAAACAGCGCCAAAATTACCTGGCGCACTAACAACAATAGAGTTAGTTAAAGCTCCACCAGCTCCAAGGCTTGTGACAGTGAACTCTTGATAAAACTTGCCGGTATTATTACTTATCGTTGGGTGGACATAATACTGCCCTGACGATGTGGCCGATATACTTAAGTTAGCATTAGAAAACGTAGCATTGACAAAGTATGTGCTATTAACATCAAGCGGATTTAAAACCGCATAATTCCCCCGCCCATTACCGCCGTCAGCGTAATTAGTCGGGCTGTCAATCATACTATCGTATGTGGTGCCAGCGGTTAGGCTGATGTTGTTAGGCGTCCAGTTGTTTCCTTGGCCTGAGCTATCAGCGACTAAATTTGTCGTGCTTGTCGTATTGCTAAACGGCAGATAAAACCCATTCGTGCCATACGTCCCAGTGTATCTCGCTGGTTGCCACACGCCGTTTACATCGTATGCGCCGAATGAAGATGGCGTTAATGCTTGGCCGTCGACATTATAAAATTCTGCTAAATAAAAATCACCATACCAAGTGCTTGCTGTGCGCGAGCCTATAAAAGCCCCTTGATTTACATTCCATTGAGTATCAAAATTTTGTGTTGGTGCGCTATTAGTTCCCGTTTGTTGAACACCATTTACATAAAATTTCATCCGGTCTGTAGATGCAGCTAAAGTTGTATCCACAGCAATAACAATGTGATACCACGCCGATGGGTCACGAAACACAGCATTAGTGTCAAAATAAAACGCGGAGCTGCCTGCCGCTAAATTCAACCGCATAGCATCAGTGGAAGCAAAATAATTTAACTCAGTGTAAATTGATCCGTTATTTGACCCGAAGATTACTTGTTCTGTGCCAGTGGCTAACCGCCCTCTTTTTACCCAAAAAGACACCGTCCAAGTGCGGCGATTACCTGTTGAGCTTGGCGTCCTATTCAAATACGCGCTTGCGCTTGACCGAAACCGCAAGCTGTTCGTGACGCGGTAGCCGCCAGATGGGCGCGTTAATAATTCGTTCTTAGCTGCAAACATTATGCGAAAGCCTGCGCTGCGGTGCCATACCAATTCGTCCCGTCATAAACGAACGTAAGTATGTCCCTGCCAGTTGTTGCTGTGGTTGTAATCGTTGGTGCAGTCGCAGCAGGCCATTTAACGCCAGTAAATACGGCTGTGCGGCCACCTGTTCCATCTTGCGTCAATATGAGGATAAAGGACTGCCCCGCCGTTGGAGAAGTTGGCATCGTAAATGTGCAGTTGCCCGTCATTGTGTAACGGAGAACGGTGCCGGTAGAGATATTTAACGTGGCTGATGTGCCGCTATTTACCGCCGTTGGCGCTGTTTCGATATAGCCTGTAATCGTCGGCGTCGTAATTGTTGGGCTAGTCGAAAACACGATATTCGTGCTTGTCGTTCCCGTAGCGCCAGAGGCCGTATAGCCCGTTATATTGTTGAACGCGGTAATGCCCGCCGAGGAAGCGTTTGTGCCGCCATTGGCTACAGGAAGGGTTCCTGTAACACCTGTGGTCAGCGAAACAGACCCAGACAAATAGCTTGTCGTATCTAATGACCAAGTATTAGCCGCCGTCTTTTTAAGAAGGCCCGTAGTGCCAGCAATCGCCGCAATAGCGTCTAAGTCGCCGTCCCAGGCTTGAACAGTTGTGCCTATCGCAGCAGGCGCAAGATAATCAGTTCCCGCCGCCGCAGCCGTAAATGCAGATGTCCCGTTACCCTTTAAAACACCCGTCAGCGTCGTTGCGCCGGTGCCGCCAGATGTAACCGCTAATGTAGCCGATAAGCCAGCAGCGGTTCCAGTCGTATTTTGGTTTAATGTCGGGAATGTGCAGTTTGTAAGGTCGCCGCTAGTTGGTGTGCCTAAAATTGGCGTAACCAGCGTTGGGCTAGTCGAAAGAACTACGTTACCAGAACCAGTGCTTGTCGTTACACCAGTGCCGCCATTACCTACCGGCAATGTGCCAGTGACGCCGGATGTAAGAGGCAAGCCAGTGGCATTCGTCAATGTGCCAGAGGATGGCGTTCCAAGTGCGCCGCCTGGCGTGACAATATCAGCAGCTAATGCCGTTAAGAATACAGTAGCAGAGCCAGAAAGGTTTAAAAGCGAACCAGTGCTAGATTGACCTAACGTGCGGCTTAATGTAGTGCCTGACGAGGTATAAGTGCCAGTGCCGTATTCCCAATCCGTTAAATCTTCCAGAACGTAACTGACCGTATCACCATCAGCTATTCCAGCAGATGCAAACGACTGATAGCCAGAAGATGCAGAGCCAAGCGTAATAGTGCCAGTGCCAGTTGTGGCCGTAGCCATTTTAGCTCGGTTTAATAATTTCACCATAGCTTGGCGCTCTCTTCAATTAGCCGTGAGTAATCGTGCCGGACGTTAAAGAAACCGTCTGGCCGGTAGATACCGCCGTCGCGTTAATGATGATGTCAGCGCCGCTCGTGCCAACCGTCAGGCCAGAAACAATCACCGTTCCGGCGTTGTTACGGATTTCAGCAAGCGCAGCCGTTCCAGTGCCAGAAGCAGTTGCTGTTAAAGGTGTGCCGGAAATCGTCAGAACTGCACCGGCAACAGTGCCAGGCGTTGATGACAGCGTGAAGCTAGCCAATACACCCGTTGCACCAGAAAGCGCAGATGTGCCAATAACGAGCGTGCCAGCAGTTGCAGTGCCGGTTGATGATGCAGCAACTTTAGACGCAATCAAGTCTGCGACTAACTGCATACGGTTGGTTTTAAGTGTTGAACTATAGGTAACAGCCATTTTTAAGTCCTCAGTTAAAAGCCTTTGCGCGCAGCAACGAGTTTAGTTTGTGACCGCACTGCGCGGT